AAAAGAAAATTTGGTATAGGAAGTAATAGAGATACACACTGGCCACAACTATCTAATCTAATTAAAATAACTTACAGACCAGAACCAGAATATTTTTTTGATGTAGAGTTAGGTAACAACGATGTAGTACAAGTGCACGCAAAAAACATAAGTCGTATGGATGAAGTAAAACAAATGCGTAAGTTAGTGGCTGATAGTACAAGTATCTTTCCACCAATAATAAAACAGAATGAGTTTCAAAAAATACTAGAAGGATTGTGGGCAACTAAAAAAGATATGCCACCACCTATAGGAACCAATCCTATAGAAATATTAAAAGAAGCTTTGATAGAATATGTAAACGGACCAGAGGCAACAACTAACACGGCATTTGAAAGTGGATCAGTATTAATAGAAGACGATTATTATTATTTTATATTTCAAAAATTTTATGAAGAACTTAAACGAAGTGACTGGACTCAGAAAAGAGATAGGACAGCTCATTTAATTCGCCAACATTTTAAAGGAGACTTTGATTGTAAAAAAAGATTTCCTAAAGGCGACCACAAAGAATCTTTTCCACAACTTAGAGTATTAAAATTACCAATAGAAGGATTAGAGCGTGAAGAAACACCAGACGAAAAAGTAGAAATAGAAGATAAAAAGGAGATAGTATGACGAAAAAAGTACCCAGCATATGCGTATCATTACCTGCATATGATCAAATGCACGTGGGAACATGTTTATCATTAATAAAACTATTTGATAAATTTACCACTGCAAAAATAAAAACAACAATCAATACATTTAAATGTCCTTACATAGGTTATGGTAGAAATATATTAACAGCATTGTTTTTACAATCAGGTTTTGATTATCAATTGTTTATTGATGCCGACGTAGAGTTTGAACCAGACGTAGTAGGACGAATGATAATAGCAGAAAAAGATTTTATCTGTTGTCCTTATAGAAAAAAGACACAAGATAATTCTGTTAAATACTCTGTAAACTTTGAAGATTATCAAAACATAAACATAGATGACAAAGGAATCTGTGAAATTAAAAGAGGTCCTGCAGGGCTCACAATGATTCACAGAAAAGTATATGAACAGTTGATGGCTAAACACCCTGACTTAAAGATTAAAAACTATAGCGCCATTTCAAAAGAAGCTTCAAATTATCTTTACAATTTTTGGGAGACAGAATTTAAAGATGGTATTTGGATAGGTGAGGATGTTAAGTTTTGTGATCTAGTAAGAGAAGCAGGTTTTAAATTTCATGCCGTTGTAGATGGTGAAACAATTCATCATGGTGTTATGGGCTACAAAGGAAAATTAGTAGATACATTTAAAAAATCAAATGGCAAAGGTAACTAAAATATTTGGTCCTCCCGGAACGGGAAAGACATACAGATTACTTCAAAGGGTAAAAGCTTATGTTCGAACTGGTACTCCATATCACCAGATTGGATACTTTGCTTTTACTAAAAAAGCCTCTGGAGTTGCGCGTGATAGGGTGGGAGTATCGGAAAAACAAGTTCCATACTTTCAAACTATCCACGCGTTTTGTTTTCATCTTTTGAGTATGAATGAAGAACAAATTATGCAACCCTATAACTATGAAGAAATAGGAAAGCTGTTAGGTATTCGTGTAAACTATGCCGATAAATATAACGAAGAGCAAACACATTATCTTACCTGTAACAATCCATACTTTCAAATGATAGGTAAAGCTATAAATTTAGATATAGAGATAAAAGAATTATTTAATAGAAACGAACACGATAGAAAAGTTATTGATTGGGGTGCTCTCAAAAATATAGCTAGCACTTTAAAAGAATATAAAAAGATAAATGAAATAATGGACTTCAATGATTTGATTAAAACATTGATAGAAAGACAAGACAAGATACCAAAATTAAAAGCAATATTTATTGATGAAGCTCAAGATCTATCTCCACTACAATGGAAATTAGTTGACATATTAAAAACTAAAACTGAACATATGTATTTAGCTGGTGATGATGATCAAGCTATTTATGCGTGGGCTGGAGCTGATGTAAATAGATTTATTACTGAACCTGGTAGAGAAATTATTTTAAAACATTCGAGACGAATATCAAGAGCTGTACAGCAACAATCTGAAATACCCATTAGCCGTATAGCAGGCATCAGGAAACATAAAAAATATTTACCCAGACCAGCTGAAGGATCGGCTCAACATATTAATAACTTAGGCCAGGTTAATTTACAAGAAGGTAACTGGTTAATTTTATCTAGAACTAAAAGTAATTTGCTTACAATTATGGAAGAGCTACGACGTAAAAATTTGTATTATCAAAGTAACAAAGGTAAAAGTTTTACAGTTGGAATATACAATGCTGCAGTGGCTTACACAAAATGGAAAACGGAAGAAGCATTAGAACCTTCAGAGATAAATGACATAAGAGATTATATACCTGATGCAAAATTTTGGAATAAAAATAAAGAATGGTATGATGTATTTACTGCAGCTCCACATAAAGAAGTTTTATACATTAGAAATATGTTAGCCGCAGGAGAAAAATTAAGTAGTAAAGCAAGGATATTTGTATCTACAATTCATGCAGCAAAAGGTGGTGAAGAAGATAATGTAATTTTATCTTTACATCAAAGCAGTAAAGTTCAAAAAGGAATTAAACAAAGCATTGACAAACAAGATGAAGAGCATAGAGTGTGGTATGTGGGCATTTCAAGAGCAAGAAATAATCTATATAAATTAAAAGCTAAAAAAGTAATAAAGGAATATAAACTATGACCAACAAAGATATGTTCAAAGGAACAACGTATAATTCTTTGGAAGAGCAGGTAGGCGGGAAGCACTATCGCTCGATGAAAATTCAGCCCGCAGAATTTATTAATGAAAACAAATTATTATTTGCGGAAGGCAATGCTATAAAATATATTTGCAGGCATCAGTCTAAAGGCAAAGCACAAGACATACAAAAAGCAATACATTATTTAGAAATGATATTAGAAAGGGATTACTCATGAAGTTACCAAGCTACATGCAAGCTCAAACAGAATGGGTGATGCATAAAGAATATCCTGATCTACGTGATTACCCTGAGATAGCAATTGATTTAGAAACAAGAGATACAGATTTAAAATCTTTAGGATCGGGTGCAGTTGTAGGACGTGGTGAAGTTGTTGGAATAGCTGTAGCAGTTGAACACGACAATTGGTATTTTCCTATAGCACATGGTGAAGGACCCAATATGGACAGAGAGAAAACTTTAGAATGGTTTAAAGATATTCTTGAATGTCCAGCTACAAAAATATTTCATAACGCAATGTACGACGTATGTTGGATACGAAAATTAGGCTTAAAAATCAATGGTTTAATAGTAGACACGATGATTGCGTGTTCACTCCTAGATGAAAATAGATTTTCATTTACACTCAATACTTTGTCTTGGCATTATTTAAACAAAGGCAAGAATGAAAGATCACTTAACGAAGCAGCTAAGTCAAGAGGACTAGATCCAAAAGCTGATATGTGGAAACTACCTGCAAGTGAAGTTGGAGCGTACGCAGAAAAAGATGCAGAGTTAACTTTTGATCTTTGGCAGTGTGTTAAAACAAAAATAATTGAAGAAGACCTACAAGATATATTTAATCTTGAGACGGATCTTTTTCCTTGTCTAGTTGATATGCGCTTCCTAGGGGTGCGGGTAGACGTTGAAGCAGCCAATCAATTAAAAAAAGAATTATCCACCAGAGAAGAATTATTGCTACACCAAGTGAAAAAAGAAACAGGAGTAGACACTCAGATATGGGCTGCCAGATCGATTGCAACCGTCTTTGACAAGTTGAAATTACCGTACGAAAAAACTGAAAAAACTCAGTCGCCTTCATTTACAAAAAATTTCCTTTCTAATCATGCTCATCCTATAGTTAAGATGATAGCACAAGCAAGAAAATTAAACAAGGTCAATACAACATTTATAGATACAATATTAAAACATGAACATTGTGGTCGAATACATGCGGAGATAAATCAGATTAGATCTGATGATGGTGGAACTATTACTGGAAGATTTTCATATCAGAATCCAAACCTACAACAGATACCTGCAAGAGATCCAGACACAGGGCCATTGATAAGAAGTTTATTTATACCTGAAGAAGGAATGAAGTGGGGTTGTTTTGATTACTCGCAACAGGAACCAAGACTTGTTGCACATTATGCATTACGTTTTGGATTAAGTTCTGTAAATCAAATTGCAGATTCTTATGATTCAAATTCAAAGACAGACTTTCACCAGATTGTAGCAGACATGGCAGAGATACCAAGAAGCCAAGCAAAGGTAATTAATTTAGGATTGTTTTATGGAATGGGTAAAGCAAAACTTCAAGCAGAGTTAGGTGTAAGTAAAGATAAAGCTTCAGCTTTGTCAGAAAGATATCATACACGTGTACCTTTTGTAAAACAGTTGATGAATAAATTAATGAATGCAGCGTCCAGTAAAGGACAAATAAAAACTTTACTAGGTAGACGATGTAGGTTTCCAAGATACGAACCAGTATTACGTGGTGATGACTGGGGTAAATATGTACCTGCAGAAGATCATGAAAGAATGTTGGAGCTACAACAAATGGGACCAACACTCCTAGACGAAAATGGAAACGATACAGGTAAGAAAAACTATTGGCACAACAATGCATCAAGAAGAGCATTTACTTACAAAGCTTTGAATAAATTAATTCAAGGTAGTGCTGCAGACATGACAAAGAAAGCTATGTTAGATTTATGGAAAGAGGGCATCACACCACATATACAAGTACACGATGAACTTGATATATCAGTCACCAATGATTTAGAAGCTGCAAAAATAAAAGACATAATGGAAAATGCAGTTGACTTAAAGATACCTAATAAGGTAGATTATGAATCGGGCCCAAATTGGGGCTCAATAAAATGATTGACTATGGCCTACTTAAATGCAAACATACCAGTAACTTATGCACAAATAAGAAGGGAGTATTTGTATGACCTTACCAGACATCATGGAGAAGTTGAAGATTGCGTTATTTTCGGCCTATCGAGTATCACGGGAAAGTCTATCCTATTTCATGCGATTATGGAAAATGGGGCTGTCTTTTATCGTTTACCGATTAGTGCCTTCATCCAAAGAGGTTTTAAGCCGGAAGAGGTTCCTAGGCGTAGACTTGATGAGCTTCAGCTCTGGAATTGTTTTAGTTATTATCCTGCTGTTACTTCTTGGGATATCCTAGACGGACAAGCTGGAAAATACATCGGCAAAGATAAGAAATGGCATCCAGGTAAATACTTATTTACTGTTGACTTTGCACATCCAGAGAGTAACATAGTCGACACCGATCATTCGGAGATACCGCACGAGCATAAGTGCGCACATATATTAGCATTAGATGATGGTAATTATGCTGCACAACCAAATAACAGAATTATATGGGATATACCATCTTTTACAGTCAAGGATAATATACCTGACTGGAAAGTCCAAACGAGTGAGTGGAATGTAGAAGACACTCGTCAATGGAGAACAGAGGACACTGATAATTTCTTCTACGAAATTGAGGAGAAAAAAACATGAGTATAAGATATGCACAACCAACAAATGTTTGCATAATCTGTGGTATCCGAACAAGAGGATTACCATGTCCTACATGTAATGTAGAAAAACAAGTGGAGGAAACAATGTTTAAAAAGATTTGGAACAAAATAAAAAATTTATTTAAACCCAGCAAACAATAATGAATTACGGAGATAGTCAGAATGGATTACAGGTTTACAGCAGTGCTGATAATTTTGTTATGCTTACTGGCTATCTTTCTAGAACCAGGGTATATACCTAGATGAGCAATAAACCTTTAAACATATCTGAATCAGCAGCTGTGCAGATGCCGATGAAGACGGTTGCCTCTCTGATTTTACTCGTCGCAGCCGGCGTGTTCGCATACACCGAGCTGA